GCGCGTATAAATAAGCACACCTATTGTTAGGACAATGGGTGTGCTTATGGGTTATGTGGTGTGGTTCACGTGTAGATAACTTGACTTGGTTTCGGAGTTGGTGCATTATTAATACATGAACGGAACAGAAAGGAACCGGACAATGGAAACCACATACACACAGAACACGAAGCCTTGCAGCAGCATGAAACTTCGAATGGTGATCGGCGGTTGGACAGACTATTACGTGAATCATTCCGATAGTTATGTTGCTTTCAATGTGCATGGAGAACGCATCAATGTTTTTGATGACGACCCTGACAGAGATATCATTGTTTTTAAATGGGGGTTCAATACATTGAAAACAACCGTTGGAGGAATTGTCAAGGCAATGTCTTTGATCGACAAGTGGCTTGAGGTGTGAGAACAATGTGGGAATGCATTAATGGTGAATGGATTTACATGGACAAGGAAATGGGAGCAGATGAATATGAGCGACAGAATGCTATTGGCTCTTATGCGAACTACTCTCATGCTGACGTGCGGGCTCATGGGAAGCGCCTTAGTGCGGGCGGGGTTGCTGTCGGTGTCGCTGGGGGTATGATTGCGGCGAAGGCTGCGCCTAGGATTGGGGGTTGGTTGTTGTGGATGGCGCTGTTTGCGGTGCTGGTGATGGTTTTTTCGTGAGGATTTATTCTCCAAAGTTGGAGTATAAGGTCAAGCGCGTGATGCGCTATAAGACAGATAATCGGCACGTGACTAAGTATTACATCGCGGGCCATCGTGGAACCATCATCTTAAGTCGCACTCGTGAAGATTACGTGGTTATTTACAACGGGAAGCAACAGGGGTGTATTAGGTACCCGCACGACTACGATAAGATCGCGATGGTGTGTGCAGCAGCGACAAACATGCTCGGAACTCCGGTGGTATTGGACAAACAAGACGAACCCACACTCTTTTAACAGATTCCCGGCTGGACGGGCAATACCAGAACACTGAACAGAAATCGAGCCATACACGAAAGGAAATGATCATGGCTGTTGTTTACTCTTCTCTTTCCGACGACTTTGCTGGCAAGAAGGCTTTCTTCACTGCTCAGAACTCTGCTGTTTCTTTCAAGGAACTGCGCGGCAAGAAGATTGAGATCAAGGACATTGTAATCACCGAGGATGACGTCGTCGACACGGACACTGGCGAGGTCGAGACACGTCGGGCCATTACGGTGATCGACAAGGACGGCGCTGCGTATGGGACTTCGTCTCAGACGGTCGTTGCTCAGATTCAGCGTCTGGTTGATATTCTGGGTGATGTGAAGTCGTGGCCGGAGCCGGTGGCTGTGGAGATTGGTTCGGCGAAGTCGGGTCGGGGTCGTGAGTACACGACCGTGACACTGGCCTGAGTCGGATAGAATGGTGACGCCCCCTGCCCCTTAGGGGGCAGGGGGTTTTGCTATGGTTAAGTTTCATTGGGCTAAGCATTATAGATCGTTTAAGCGCGGCGCTAAGCGTGTTGGTAATACGGCTGCTGACATTAGGGAATTTGTTGGTGGTTTGAATACGTCGGGCAATTTAGGTCTGCCCGACACATTGGGAGAGATGACTTCGGGGCCTGCGAAGATGGGTTCTGTGAAGGCTGATGCAAAAAGACAGCATCGCTCCGAGTTGGATAAGGCGCGCGAGTTACTTCAAGGTGAGCGCGATCGCGCGATTCGGAAAATGTACAAGATGGCTACTAGTCGCGACGGCGCAGATATTCGGGGAACTAAGTATGATCCGCTGGGCAAGTCTGCGATCGGAAAGGTGACGTTGAAGAATGCGGCGAGAGAACTTGAGCGCCTTAGCGAGTTTAATAATTCTGATAGCGTTTGGTATTTTGCTGACAGTAAAGGTAATCCCATTTCTGCTAAAGATGTTCGTCGTTATAAGCATGCTGTTCAGCGCTATAATGACGATATAGCAGCCTACGAACGTGCTGTGAGTGGAACAAAATTACCTTACATGGGTGATATTACTGTTGGTGACTGGATTCGCGACTTTAGGCCTAATAAGACTTATTTAGGCGGAGGTTCACACTATGCACTTGAGCGCATGAACCCGGATAAGCGAACGATTCATTTCGATTCGGCCGAAGCCATGCGAGAAAAGACGACCTCTATTCTTGACAACCTTTCGAAGGCAGCGAAGGCCGAGAAACTTACGGCAGCCAAGCAACAGATTGCTGACATGCTTGACGTGATTGGCGATCCTGCGCTTTATGATATTTTGACCGACATCCCCGATGACGTCTTGTGGCTCATGTGGACTGTTAATGGCGATTTCGCTAATCAGTTATCACTTATGTATGAGGCGGCAAAAGAAGGATATTTCGAGAAGCGAAGAGCGAATGAGGATGTGTGGTATGACGACGTGGAGAACGCACATTCTGAGACGCTTGCTCTACTTGAAGATATTAAGTCAGTGAAGATTAGACCGGAGGACGATTTTAGTGGCTCGCCAATCAATAAGCGCCGCAACCGTCGCCGGAAGAAGCGTTAAGCGCAGCCACAAGAAGATTCCCTCATACTGTGCCGACTTCGAGACAACTACTCAAGAAGAGGATTGTCGAGTGTGGTCATGGGGCATTATTAAGGTGGGGAAATTGTCTGATTATGTGGACGGCACTTCCCTCGATGGTTTCATGCATCATATTGCAGCGCGATCCGCATACATATATTTCCACAACCTTAAGTTTGATGGCATCTTTATTCTAGACTGGCTTCTCAAGCATGGATATAGTTGGACCAAAGAGAACCCTGGCGTAAAACAGTTCTCATCACTCATTTCTAGGATGGGACAATTTTATTCAATCACGGTCGTTTTTGGGACTGGATACAGGATCGAGTTTCGCGATTCATTCAAGAAACTTCCCATGTCCGTGTCAGCAATTGCTAAGGCATTCAATCTTCATGACCAAAAACTTGAGATTGATTATGAGAAACTTAGACCCATAGGCTACATTCCAACAGAACAGGAGAGGCGCTATCAGAGGAATGACGTTGCTATTGTCGCCCAAGCGCTAGAGGTTCAGTTCGCTGAGAAGATGACAAAACTGACTGCAGGCGCGGACTCTTTAGCAACATACAAGAAGATGACAGGTAAACTGTTTATTCGCAGATTCCCTATCCTATCCCCTGAGATCGACTCTGAAATTCGGAAGGCATATCGCGGAGGATTCACCTATGCCTCCCCACGCTTTTCTAGGAGACTCAACGGTGAAGGTAGTGTTTATGACGTTAATTCGCTTTATCCGTCGGTCATGCGTAACTCACTACTTCCATATGGTGACCCATTATATTCCGAAGGGGGTCCCATAACTCAAAGACCTCTTTACATTTCGTCTATCACAATTAAGGCTAAGTTAAAACCAAATCATATTCCATGCATTCAAATTAAAAAGAATTTGACATTTAATCCTACTGAATACCTTACTGAAATTAACGAGCCAACTGAAGTTGTTGCAACAAATATTGACATAGAACTCTGGAAGAAGCATTACGACCTAAAGATACTTTCATGGAATGGAACTTTTGAGTTCAGGGGTTCGCACGGATTTTTTGATGAATACGTAGACCATTTTATGGAAATTAAAAAGAATAGCACTGGTGGCTTGCGCCAAATTGCAAAACTACACCTCAACAGTCTTTACGGAAAGTTTGCTACAAACCCTGATATCACAGGCAAGCACCCCGTCTTGAAGGACAATCGAGTCTCATTAGAGATGAACGAAATGGAAACACGAGACCCTGTATATACTCCAATGGGCGTGTTTATTACAGCACACGCTCGGAGCAAAACGATAAATGCAGCGCAAGACAATTATGAAACTTTCGCTTACGCAGACACCGACTCATTACACCTAGTAGGACCAACTACACCACCAGAGACCCTGTGGGTCGACCCTGTTGAACTAGGAGCATGGAAGCACGAGGGAAATTTCACAAAGTCTGTTTACATTCGAGCAAAGCAATACGCAGAAGAAATTGATGGTAAACTGGATGTGCATATCGCGGGAATGCCCCGCTCTGTGGCCGCCACATTAACATTGGACGACATGTTGACGGGAGGCCAATGGGGCGGTAAACTTATTCCCACAAGGGTCCCTGGAGGCGTAGTCCTAAAGGACACCACATTTACACTCAAAGTTTGAAAGGCTGGATTAATAATGGCTCGACCTGTTAGCGACAAGGCAACTGTCAAGTTCCGTCTCCCCAAGACTCTCATCTCTGACATCGATGAGCAGCACTGGGTTGAGCGGCGATCCTCGGATGACATTGTTCGCGACGCCCTTATTGACTATTTTGCTCAGAAGGCTCCCAAGCCGGCAAAGTGACTACGAACCCGTGCGGGGTGCAATCCGGTGATAAGGACCCGCACGGAACGGCCCGCAAGTCTTTGTAGCACTGGCTGACATTGGGTGAAAATGGTAGGCTAGGAACGCAAGTTCCTAGCCTACCTTACTATTAGGAGAAGAAATGGGAAAGGCCGACAAGTATAAAGGGACAGGAAATGTTGCTGAGGACGCTAAGCGGACTCAGGAGCAGACCAAGAAGAACCTTGAGAGCAAGCCGGACAAGTCGCGAGTACCGGTAACAGGTGTTACGGGCGACAAACTTGCCGATCCGAAGTACCAGCAGGAACGCGCCCAGCAGATGAACCGGGACACGGCACATCTTTCACCTGAGCAGAAGAAAGAGGCGGGCCTGCCCGAGTCGCACGTTTATGACCCAGGCGATTCCGACGGAGATAACAAGGCGGTATCCCCGTCTGACAGAAACATGACCGGTGGGGATCCTAATCCGGTTAAGGATGAGGACCCGTTTAAGGACACGAAGGCTGCCTGGGATCATCTGGCGAGCGTTTTCGGAGACAAGATCACTGCTCTTCAGGGTGAGCTTGAGGGCCGCCTCTCAGGAATGTTGACTCCCACCGACCGTGAGACGGGCAACCCGTTTGCAGGCGACGACGTTCCTGCCAGCAAAGAGATGACTGCGGATGACGTCAAGGCGGCCGTGGCGTCGACAGCGGACGACGCGAAGGCGGTGGCCAAGGGCATCGGTGAGGTCGGTGGCGCCGCAGCCAATCTTGCGGGTACTGCCTTGAAGGACGCGGGTAGTGCTACAATTAAGGAAATGGGGATCGATACGGATGCCGTAAAGAGTACTGGAAAAACTCTCGCAGGCCTCTCGGGTCTTTTCTCATCTGGAGACAATCCCGATTCGAAGGTCCCTGACGGGAACTGGAAGCCTAAGTCAATTTCAGATCTATTCACGAGGAAGTAATTATGCCCCGCTTGCGAGATGACGTTTCAAACGTCGATATGCTTAACGCGATTCGTTCGGATGCGCGTAGGGACTATCAGGAGATGGTTCCGGAGGCCACTAAGGCCAACATTCAGGAAACCATTCAGGGAATCATGTCTGACAACATTTCTCGAAACGAGTTCATGTCAGCACTGATTAACCGGATCGGATCCACGGTTGTGCGCGACATTTCCTGGCGCAACCCCCTTGCTGTTTTCAAGGACGGTATGATGAATTTCGGTGACACCATCGAAGAGGTGCACATGGACTTCATCAAGCCCACGATTTACGATGAGAACCGTGACTATTTGGAGAAGGACGTGTTCGGCCAGGCGCGCCCGCCGGCCTACAGCGCCTTCCACACGATTAACCGCAAGGAAAAGTTCAAGGTCACCTTCAACCGCGATGTTCTCCGTCGCGCCTTCCTGAGCGATACGGGACTGTCTGAGATGCTTTCACAGACAATGGCCGTGGCCGCGTCCTCGGACGAATGGTCCGAGTTCCTGACCATCTGCTCCCTGTTCCGCACCTACGACGAGAAGCACGGGTTCCATAGGATTCAGATTCCTGACCTGAACGTCTTTGATGCAGACAAGACGCACACGGACGCTGCCCTTAAGGCGCTTCGTGTGGCTGCGGACAAGATGCGTTACCCGACTCCTGCATACAATGCGGCGATGGTTCACTCGTTCGCTCGCCCCGAGAATCTTGTTCTCATTACGACGCCCGAGTTCAAGGCCAACGTCGACGTCACCTCTCTGTCCGCCGCGTTTAACCGTCAGGACGCGGAGGCTCCGTCGCACATTATCACTGTTCCGAATGAGGCCCTTGGGCTCAAGGACGTCAGCGCGATCCTGACCACTCGAGAGTTCCTACTGATTAAGGACGTTCTCCTGGAGAACCGCTCCATCCAGAACCCTGAGGGCCTTTATGACAACTACTGGCTGCACCACTGGTCACTGATTTCGGCCTCCCCGTTCACGCCCGCGATTGCATTCGGGACGAAGGAAAGCACGAAGATCGTTGTTCCAGCCGGTGAGACGAACGCTGAGATCGACTCGATTCAGGTGCTCAATCGGGACGGCACGCACAGCAGTGTGATGAAGCCGGGCGCTGTCCGGCAGGCGAAGATCGTCTGGAAGACTCCGCCCGCGAACAAGGGATACGCTACCGACTGGTACATCAAGAATGTGACCAGCAAGGCCACGAAGATCTCTAACGACGGCGTCCTGACCATCGGACCTGATGAGAAGAATGGATATCCGACGCTCGGGGTATCCGTTGACACGAAGTCTGCTCCAGGCGGCACTAAGCCTGTCAATAAAGAGATTTCAATCCAGATTCAGGCGTGATATACTGAGTCAGTAACCACCCCCCACTATCCTCCGGGATGGTGGGGTTTTACTGTTAATGGAGGAGACATGACACAGATTTATGGTGACCCGCCAGAGACCGTCGCTGGACTGTCGTTTGATTACTCGGTATGGTCCGCAGGCAGTGTTATTACTATGTGTAACGTGCCGTTTGACAATACTTATCGCGACATTATTGACTGGGATGCTTACGGCTGGACGCCTTATCAGTACGTCAAGTCATTCAACAAGATCAACAAGGTCGAGATAAATCAACTAACATATCTTGCTCAAGGCAAGCCGATTCGCGTTCCCACACCATTCACTAAGGCGAACCAGTATAACTATGTAATGGTTGAGAACCCCGGCCGGCCTGTTGACTCGAAGAATTTTGAGGGCTACACGCCTCACGCCTTCTTCTACTTCATCACAAGCGTGGACTACATAGCACCTAATACCACACAACTAACTCTTCAACTCGATGTCTGGTCAACGTACTATCAGCGCGTCAAGTTTGGGCGCTGCTATCTCGAGCGCGGACACATGGGGATCGCCGCCGTTGACAGTTTCAACGACAACGGTCGCGAGTGGCTTGCTCAGCCTGAAGGCCTCGACGTCGGCGGTGAGCATCAGGTCATTCGCTCATACCGGCGCATGATCGCTGACGTCTTCAACGGTGACTACGACGTCGTCATCACCAGTACTATCGACCTTGCAGCAGAATGGGGGAACCTTGCGAGTCCCCGGTTCAAGATGGCTAACGGGTCAAAGGCCGAAGGTCTTCCCAACTCGGCCAGCGTGTGGGTCACGTCGCGAAATGACTACCTCGAAGGACTTGCGGCTCTCTCCGCGTACCCGTGGGTCGCCCAGGGCATTGGCTCTGTGACTATCGTGCCGAAGGGTGTGGTGTCTAAGAATCCTGCAAATGCGACGCGAATCGGGAGCGTGAGTTGGTACAAGGTCGGCACTGGCGACGTCTATGTCAACCGTGCTTTTCCACTGACTAACCATGACTTCCGAAAAGAAGTCATGAGCATGCTGCCGAAGGCGTATCAGGAACTTCGTAAGTTCATGACCGCGCCCTACTGCATCCTTGAGCTCACGACTTACACGGGAAATCCTGTGGAACTTCGTCCGGAGTCGCTTATGACTACGGGTATTGGGCTCCTGCAGTACGGGCACGTTGTTCCACCTAATCCCCAACTGATGTTCACAGTCAAGGACTACAACAACAAATGGGCCTCTAAGCGCCTTGTTGGTCCGAGCACTCATGAGGACGATGAGTACGGCGAGGAGTGGGATCTGGTTACCGGATACACTTCACTCCCCACATTCTCAGTGCTCAACAACTCAGGGCTCAATAATTTGGCCTCGAATGCTCACACGATCGCTGCGCAGATCAATTCCGCCAAGTGGCAGCAGCGTCGCGCTCAGCGCAGTGCTGTTGCGTCTCGCGACATTGCTAACGCGGGGATTGCCGCAACCCAGGCGGGTGCTGAGAACACGATGTGGGGTAACTCTGCGATGGCTGACTCACAGTCTCGTTACAATAACATGCGGGCTACCGTTCAGGCGGTGCAGGGCGGAATGACGGCCCTCGGAGGCGCTATTGGGCTCAATGGGCAGGCTGTGGGTGCAGGCATTGGGCAGGCGGCTACAGCGGGGATCAGTGCGATGATCCAGAACTCTCAGGCACAGTCGACGGCAAACATCCAGAATCAGTTGGCCAGCGGTGCCTCACAGATCTCTCAGGCGCAGCAGCGCACGGTTCGGGACACGAACTATGATCTTGCACAGTTCGCCGCTAACGGTGACTACGAGGCGGCAATCGCCAGCATCAATGGACAGCAGCAGGACATGCAGGTCATTCCGCCTGCCGTTATCGGGCAGACGGCAGGCACGGTGGCTGCGATGGTGTCCAACGGGCTGGTGATCGACTGTCGCGTGCGCCTGCTCTCCGACGCGGCCATTCGTCGCGTTGGCGACTACTGGCTGCGCTACGGGTACGCGATGAACACGTGGATCAAGATGCCCAGCCGCCTTTCCTTAATGAGCGAGTTCACGTACTGGAAACTGGCCGAGTGCTATCTCGAGCGAGCGGACATTCCCGAGACCTTCAAGGGGACTGTGCGAGGCATTTTTGAGAAGGGTGTGACTCTGTGGCGGTCGCCGCAGCGGATTGGTACAATCAATATCAGGAACAATCGGATCGACAAGACGAATCAGGTGAGTTTGATTGCCTAAAAGAGACTATGTTAAGAATACTGTCTATCGTGAGGTGATGGCCGCAAAGCCAACCACATCCGAGAACCGGCAGGCGGCGCTGGAGTATATGTACAGGCGTCAACTGATGGGGAAGTGCATTTCCAGGTTTACCTGGGAGGGACTACCCAACGGAATTGATCCGCGCTTCATTGAGACAACCATCTTCAATAATGGGTACAGTGTATTCTACTACGACTCATTCTTTGAGATGTTCATGGCGATGCCCGCAACTATCTCGGGGCCTCTGGACATTCAGGACAACCCTACTGGCTATCGGGTGACGCGAAATGGTGTCTACTCGCGCGACGTGCCTGCTAGCGAGTCCGTCTGCATCTGGGGAAACCAGATCAGAGTGCCTGAGATTGATGTTGTGCTTTCCTACGCCGCGCGTCTCGCCCAGATTGATCGCACTATCGAGATTGATCTATTAAATGAGCGCAATCCCATGATCGTTGCCTGCTCTCAGGATCAACGGGTTACTGTCCAGAACTTGATTAGCAAGATTTACGATGGTGAACCTGTGGTTTGGGGAACCGAAAATTTGGCTGTTGACAACCTTGCCAGCATGATCGGTGTCTTCCCATTGAATCAGAATGCTGGCGCTGGCGCCGTCTCCAGCATCAAGCACATGGAGTCCAAGGCCAAGATCTGGGGTGAGGCCTTGACAATGCTCGGGATCATGAATGTGAACAGTGAGAAGCGCGAGCGCATGGTTGTCGAGGAGGCCGCAGGAAACTCCGGCCAGGTCCTGGCGTCGCGTGAGTCGTTCATGAAGCCTCGCCAACTTGCGTGCGAGCAGATCAACGAGAAATTCGGGCTACAGATCTCATGCGAGTGGGCGGTCGACGACAACGCCGCCCCGAATATGGAGGACTATCTAGCCGTACAGAACCTGACCACCTACGATGAGGGAGGGGAAGAGTAGTGCCTGCACAGTTCACGATGCGTCTTAAAGACGTTGTTAAAGTAACCGGAGACCACATCGGCCTCGACGACTACCCCATTTTTAATGAGGACTATCGCAAGGTCCTTAACGACCGCATTAAACGAGAGTACTGGCTTCAGGAGATCGCACACGAGACACCCGATATCTTCATCTGGCGACTCAAACTGAAGATGGAACGCATCATGCCTCGATACAATCGCATGTATGAGGCCGAGCTCCTCAACAACGACCCCCTCGACGGCGGGCGCCGTGTCAATGAGACCTCTCAGGACGGTCGGTCACAGAACAGCGGGACGAACAGACAGGACAGCAATGGATCTGGCACCACCAACTCCACAGGCCGTACGGTGGGGTCTGATACTCCGCAGAGCCGTCTAGCGGGAGACGGGGACTATGCCACGTCGATCAGTGATGCTTCCACCAAGGGTAAGAGCACAAATACGTCGACCTCGACGTCGAGCAGCACTGGAACCAACGACTACCGGAACAACCAGCACTCCCTTTCCACGGGTTACAATATGGGTAAGGGGGAACAGATTGCGCGATATCGAAACACTCTAGTGAATGTGGACGACTTTGTTATTGCAGAACTGTCCGATCTGTTTATGGGGATTTGGGACAATGCCCAGCCCCGTACTCGCCACTACCTCAACTATGGAATGTACTAGGAGTAAAAATGCCCATTGCTGACAAGCCTCGCCACTGGCTACAGATCTATAGCAGAATGGAGGAGGCCAACTACCTCATCAACACTGTCAACATTAATAACGTGACGCCGTTTACCTATGGGGATGGTCTCACGTATTATGAAGTTCTCTCCAGGTTGCGTGAAGTTATCTCTGACATTGTTGAGTACGTCAATGAGTTCGGCGATGAGGAGAAGCGTCTGGTCGCTGAGTTCAACGAAAAGGTGAGGGAGTTCGTGACCTCCAATCGAAACGTATTCGAGACACAACAGTCCGCGTTCAAGAATGCCCTGGGGGAGCTCGACAAGCAGACTGATGCGTTCCTGAAGTCCCTCCTGGTCGAGAAATTCGAGAAGCATCCTTCGGGTAAATTCTTCACTACGACTGCCAAGGACGGATCGCAGATCGGCGTCGCCAGCAGTCAAGGGATGCAGGATGTGCTGGACGAACTGACGACGGTCCGTTCGTCGGTTAACAGCAACAAGGCGAACGCCGATCGACGACTGAGCGACCTTGAGTCCAACAGCATTGTAAACAGGGTGAGCAAGTATCCCCACACGCTTATCCTTGGTTCGTCTAATGCGATCCTTACTGGGTATGCCAACGGGACGTGGGATGAGTGGTGTAAGAGAAGGGGGGAGATCCCCCACAACTATGCGTCAAATGGTGGCGGGTTCACTTCCAATGATGACAACAACTTTCTTACCATGCTCAATAATGCTGCGACCCAGATCAGTGAGTTTCAGCGAAACCTGACGGGGCGCTGTTACATCATCGATCTCATCTACGACATTCGGACCGGCCGTGATATCAGTCAGCCGTTTGAGAACTTCATGCAAAAACTGAAAGAAGCGTTCCCGAACTGCAAGGACATCATTGTTCTTCCGGCCCTCTATAACGAGTGTGACGCAAACAATGACTTCAATATCGCCCGCCGTTGCGCCTCGACAACGAATGCGATCAAGCGACTTGCCACCCCACACGGAGCGATTGTCTGTGAAGGGTCTCGTTCATGGTTCCATAACGGGCAGGAGGCAAAGTTCTTCACACCCGACATGAATGTTCACTTTACTCCCGCAGGCTACAAGTACGCCCAGCAGCAATTCGAAGCATGGCTTCGCGGCGGCTCCGGTTGGGTCAATTATGGCTGGGAGGACATTACGGGGCTCGCAAATCTCAATAACGTGCGACAAAACAATTTCCTCTACGCCGTCTGTAGACGGGAGCGTGACGACGTCACTATCCATGCAACATTCGAGGTCGGTAGCGTCACTAACGGTGAGGTCCTGTTCAGGCTTCCTGCCTGGGCTCGCCCGTACACAAACTTTTACGTGACAATGTGGCAGGACTCCACAGCGTTCCGAGGAAATGTCAACCACAACGGCAATGTCATTGCCCTGAAGGACATCCCCGCAGGGACCCGACTAGCAATTGACGCAACATATTCCATCTTCTAACGAGCACGTCTGCCCCCATGGTAAAATGGGGGCAGACGTGTATCTAGGAGGATAAATGGCCTGGGATGAGACCATGAGAAAAGTGTGGGTCAAGGCGATCGGCACTGTTGAGTCGTCCATGAACTATGCTGCAATCAACTACAACGACCCAATCACAGTGGGAATTGGGCAGTGGTATGGCACTCGCGCCGCGTCACTAATCAACAAGATGAAAAATGTTGACTCCGCGGGGTATGGGGCTCTGCCACAAGACTTCCGAAACGTCATGAACACACATAACGAGAATGATGCGTTCTGGAATACCTACTATCTACCCAGAAACTTCGGCGACGCACTCAAGCCGTTCCTACTTAATAACCGCAACATCCAGGACGACCAACTAATCTTTGACGCCAACAGTACCTATAGAAACATGGCGCTCAAGTACGGAATCAACCCCGACACTAACACCGAGACATTCATTCTATGGGCTGTCGCCTACCACCAGTCTCCGCAGCGGGCGATGCGAATCGCGAATCGCGTTGGTGGAACAAATCTCGATGGAATGAAGTCCGCCATCCTCTCAGACGCCGTGCTAGGTGTGTATAGCACCCGTTACAACACCGCATACAACATCATCAAGTCAAAAGACACCAGTGGCGTCGGCAGTAGTGGGTCCAGTAGCACTAGCACACCTGACGGTAATGGTGGTAGGGCATCGCAGTCCAACTTCGCCAGCCTTTCGGTTGGTCCCGGCGTTGGATACTTGCTACTCGACAATTCAAATCTAGTGTGGCTGCGCACACGTTTCGGAACCTCAGTAGGAACTCCGGTGGGCATCAATCTCTGGAAAATGGATATGGGCAATTCCGAGGCCAAGGTCCAGGAGATCGTCTCGGGCGCATGGAACAACGCCCACGCGCTCGGATTCAACGAGGGAAGCGCAGCTGCACCCAACCCCGGCGGCGGCAACCCCGGTGGGGGTGGCGACGGATCCAAGGGAGCGAAGGCTCTGAAGTGGATGATGTCACGCATCGGGAAATTCGGGTACCGCCAGGCGCCCGGCCGCCTGGATCCCGACAACTCGGGTTTCGGCGACTGCTCATCCACGATCTACAGGGCCTACAAGGACACGTCAGGGACGTTCGTAGGCACGTGGACGGGTGACCAGTACAACCGTGGAAGAGAGGTCATGCCCCGCGGTAGCGGTGCCATGACGGCCGCGCAGCGCGCCATGTTGAGACCCGGTGACATGATCGTCATGGCATGGCGATCAACGGGATCCTACTACCCTGAGACTGACCACGTGGAGATGGTTGTGGACTCTAATCGTTTGATTGGGCACGGAGGAAACCCTTATTATGGACCTGTAATTACTAGCATCGATCGCCTTGCCGGCACTCGATGGTGGACGGTGAGGAGACACGATTGAAAAAGAAATTCAGTTACTATTCGTTCTCGAAGGTGCTCTCATACGCGGGCGTCTTCAACATGATTATGGGTGCACGTGGTCTAGGTAAGACCTATGGCGCTAAGAAAATCGTTATCAAGAATGCGATCAACAAGGGACAGCAATTCATCTACCTTCGACGCTACAAGACGGAACTAAAAGGTCGCAACTCTTTCTTCGCTGACATTCAGTCAGAGTTTCCTGATGAAGAGTTTCGCGTTGAGGGGCAGTTCGCCCAGCGCAAGGTGGGTAAAAAGTGGGAGACGATCGGGTACTTCATCCCTCTGTCTACAGCGCAGGCAAACAAGTCAATCGCGTACCCCAACGTCTACACAATCATCTTTGATGAGTTCATTATCGATAAGGGGTCTCTGAGGTACCTGCCTGATGAGGCGAAAGTATTCATGGATTTCTACTCAACAGTAGACCGCTACCAGGACAGAGTTCGGTGCCTCATGCTCTCAAACTCTGTATCCATCATGAACCCCTACTTCATCCGCTTTCATATCGAGCCTGTAGAAGGGGTTTCCCGTCACGCTGACGGCTTCATTGTCACCGACTTTGTTGACAGTGCGCAATTTCAGTCAGAAGTGGCGCACACCCGGTTCGGGTCATTCATCACAAACTATGCCGAGGACTATGCCGAGTATGCTATCAGCAATAAGTTCGCAGATAACTATGATGACTTCGTCATGAAAAAATCTGGGAAAGCGAAATATGCGTTCTCGCTCCGCTGTCCCGACGGGGAAGTCTCAATCTGGATCGACGGTGCCACGTGGTTCGCCCAGCGTCGCCAGCCTCGTGGTGATCGTGTAAGATGGGCCTATAAGGTCACAGACTTGCGAGAAGGGGAGAGGTTGCTCATGTATGGTGACAAAGTGCTATCCATCATGCGGAGCACATATCGAAAGGGGCGACTTTTCTCTGATTCGCCAGAAACCCGTAATATGTTCGCAGAAATCTTTGTCCGATGATTAACCTACCTCAGACGCTAGATGTTGCCCTGATAATTGGAGTTATAACTCTAATGACGGTTGTCGGAAAGTTCGTCTACCGGTTTACCCGATTTTTGGATCATCTTTCCGTGATGCTCGCGGCGTGGGAGGGAACTCCTGATAAGCCAGGTGTTGTGGATCGACTAGATGATATTGAGGATAAACTCAAGGACGTGCAGTACCACGTCAAACCAAATCATGGTGGGTCTACAATAGACGCTCAGAATCGCCAGTTGAAAGAAATCCTTTCCTACCTTAGGGAGAAAAATAATGGGTGAACACGAAGCCCCCTCCAAGGGCATTGACCCCAAGGTCCGCTTCTACGCATACTGCGCATGCTTCGGAATCCTCGTAGCACTCAGCGCCATGCGAGTCATCGACGGATCCTACATCGACGCAATCAACTTCATCACCGCAGGATTCTTCGGCGTCGCCGCATACAACGTCCCCCGAGTGGGTGACAAGTAATGGCAACTCGAGCAGACATCATCCGCGTCGCCAAGGGAGAAGTCGGCTACAGCCGATGGGCCGACAATGAGAACGGTACCAAGTACGGGCGCTGGTACGCCCACGCCGTCGGCAACGACATGTTCGCCGCCAGCGGCGTCCCCTACTGCGACATGTTCGTCTCCTGGGTCCTCTCCACCGTCGGCATCGCATGGCGCTCCGCCTACGTCCCCGGACGCGAGAACGAGGCCCGCGCCCGCGGCGTACTCATCAGCAAGTGGGACGTCCGCCCAGGCGACGCAGTCACCTTCGACTGGCAAGGTGACGGCGAGTCCGACCACATCGGAATCGCCGTCACCGCCCCCTACGGCAACAAGATCGACACCGTCGAGGGAAACACCTCATGGGGCTACTCCGGATCCCAGGGCAACGGTGGCGTCGTCGCCAGCAAGCAGCGCGACATGGACGACGTCGTCTACGGCATCCGCCTCGTCGACGACTACGCCGTCGCCCGAACCAGCGACGGAACCAGCAACATCACCGGAATCCAAACCGCCATCGGCGCCACCCCAGACAACATCCTGGGACCCGACACCGAGAAGCGACTCTACGCCGTCGTCGCTGCCAGCGGATGGGCAGGGAGGCACTTCCCCTACGGAATCCAATACACACAATCCGTCGTCGGAACCAACCCCGACGGTGTGTGGGGAGACGCTAGCGACGCCGCACACGACCGAGTAATCGCCGCAATCCAGCGAGCACTCGGAGTCGAGGACGACGGCATCTGGGGCCCCGTGTCCCAAGCCGCATGGGAGCGATTCAGGCGAAACGCCAAGCGTCCCTAACCCAAGACACAGATATCCCCTGGAGCCTCCAGCCACTCCAGGGGATATCTGTATTCAAATCACATCCGTGATCTCGCTTCCGGATCTAACCTTCACCACAGTATGCTCCCAGCCGTCCTTAGTCTTCTCAATCGTATGCTCGCCTTCAGGCGTTGAAAACTCCACCTTCATGTTGTCGTAAATACACGATGTGCCGGCAACAAATTTCGCATTGATCTTTGCTGAATCATCTTCACTAAAGGTGCTGATAGCCTCAAGTAGCTCAACACATACTTTCTTATATGAAATAGCCATTATTCCTCCTCGGGGAATTCAACGCCCAAAATTTCTAGGCACGATCTAAGATAAGATTCGCATTTGTCGCGCCCGTGTGGACCGAATCTCTTAATCGTGTTTACGCCAGTAATCTTGTTGGCAACAGTCACTCGATTGTCGGGCCATCCGTAAGCGCATATGCGATAATCAAGCCCGTCTATCACTAGAATATTATCTCTCGCAGTAATTTTATAATACGGCAATTGATTGTCAATATTGTATCTAGTTACGTAGTCTTTAAAATAAAACATCAAATCACCCCTAGACCTTCAAGACCCATCTCTAAAATCGCGTTATTTTTAAAGAAAATAGAATCAAAATGATGAATAGTGCCACTCGATGTTTCACTCGAATTCCATGTCTCAACTGTGTAATCGTTAATCAATCGAATGGCGATCTCCCCACAATAAAGAATGTTCGCTCCGCCCGGAGTATATGCCTCTCGCATGCCATGAGAACGAAGTTCACGCTTAACTTTATTGATCGACAACATTGTAATTAACCGTGTAGTTGAGAAGAAAGCGAGCGGCAAGTGGTAATTCGTCTTCTGGAGACAACGTGATCTCACCTTTGTAAGTCCACAAGTTGCCGTTCCTGGCGAGAGTCATCAATTCATCATTAAACCAGACGCGATCAAAATCATTCTCATAAATATTTTCATCAACAATCCCGCCCAGACGCATAAGTCCGAAACGTGTGTCCCGACTCAGTCTACTCTTCATCTCTCGCATTGCACTTCAGCGACTTAACCCAAGCCGCAGTCCTTTCTGGTGTGTCATTGTAATCAGTGTTCTTGATATACCAATTACTGTCGCCGGTTCGCTCTAGAATGATTTGCTTGAACAATTCCTAATCCTGTCTCTGAAGAAATAATCAAATCCGTCGCCATGATGTGATATTCGTTCGTAGCATCCTTCCAGTAGTGAAGCCTACCAGTATCGTGATAATAAGCAATGTGATATCCATTCACTAAACATTCTGCGATAAAATTAGAAATCTTCCAATTCGTCAACACCTTAGATGCTGAATGGGATCCATGATGTGCCCGCTTCACAACCGATCACCAATCCAAGCCAGCAACTCCCACTGAGACCCAAAGGCCCTCCAGTACCCCGTGGTCACCACATGCCACCTACGATGATGACTCCTCTTGACCTTGTACTCTCGACCATTGAGAAGCATGCAGCACGACCTGTCATCCGCGTCGACATTAAATACTACGACTTCGCTCATTTCCTTAATCATAGGCCATGCGGCGCGACCAAAAATATCTGAGAGTGAACTAAATTCAGTCATAATCATTTTCCTAAAGACATTCTGTGATCCACTTCAGTAGCAATAGTGACTTATTTGAATCGATCTTCTTTCGCTCTGGGCCTCTGTAAAGACAGTACTGATTATTGCGCCATTCAATCGAATATGTCACCCCTCTAACTGTTGCCTCCCATCTGTTATCCGGCGTTAGTGTCCACTTAATTGTCGTTGCGTCTTCTGTCTCGTTCATGTATTAATAATGCACCAACTCCGAAACCAAGTAAAGTTATCTACACGTGAACCACACCACATAACCCATAAGCACACCCATTGTCCTAACAATAGGTGTGCTTATTTATACGC